GCACAGTATAGTACCAGGCATCCGAGATCGTGCGCAGATGTGCCCGTGCAGCGCCTCAGAGGCACCGTAGACGCGTGTGCATGGGCAGTAGGGTACGGAACACGGCAGGCGCGGTGCGCAGCATGACGTGACGTTGCAGAGCCGCACGATCCAGCGCGGTTGCGCGCAACTGTACGCGAGTACAGAATTGAAGGCACAAAAAAACCCCACGATCCTGCGATCATGGGGTTGAAGTAGTGCTGAAGTATAGGCAAAGAAAAAGCCCGCGCCATTACTGACGCGGGCCTTGGTATTACTTATGCAGCCTTCTTACCGTTACCGTTATTCTTCGGCTCAACAGTATTGGGCTTGTCTTCTTCTTTCACAACATGACCGTTGAACTTGGCATGCGCGAAATGCGGCTGCTTTGTCAGCCAATCCACGAATGCAACCAAGTCAAACGACAACAACTTGTGTTGATTGTCATGCTTTCCGAACCTTTCACCAATAACATCCAAGGTGAAAGCTTCAACTTGCGGTGCCTTTACCATTTCGGCTCTGACTTCCGCAGTAACGGCGCTGATTTCTTTCTGTAAGCTATCAGCATTCGAAGCAACCAATTGCACGCGTTCCTTGGTAGTTGCTGGCGCGCGTGCTTGTGTTTCTTCTGTCTTCTTCTCGTCTTTCTTGCGCGATGCAGACTGATGACCGGCTCTCTTGCCCGCATCTGCATCCATACTACGGATGTCTTCACGCGCTGCGGAAACAAGCTTCGATATACTGTTGTGACCAACAGTCTGCTTTACTTCCTTGGTATCGGGATCGGTCATGGGGAATACAAACTTGATCTGTTTTCCCTTTCCCTTCTTCACTTCTTCGAGTTCACTTGCACCAACATGGTCAAGATACCATGCGGCAAGTACAACTCGATTGAACATGACGCGTATTCTATCGGCTGCGAGTTCGGCTGCATCGATAGACTTCTGTCTGTTCTGTTCAAGTACTGCATCCGGCAATGGCTTACCCGATGCAGTATCGAGCAAAGCTTTCTCGTATGCCGGAACGTACTTCCGCAGCCACATGGTCTGTACTGCATTGGGCTTTGTGTCTTTCGAACCTCTTGCGAGGTATTCGAGAGTATAGTTGTTGCCCAATACTTCACGCATATTGAACAGCTTGATGGTCCAGTCGAATGAAAGATTATCCGACTTGTCTGTGAAGTCTTTCGTCAACTTCACCAAGCTTTCGGCAATAGTCTCCACATCATTGAAGTACTGACGAGAGTTATCGCCCATTGCCGCAATGCGCTGTACTGCGGTCATCTTGTTGTCGTCAACAACAGTTGAAGTATTGTTGTCAACTTTTGGCGTGGCATTGCCGCGTTTTGCAGTGTTCTTGTTCGAACGCGTCTGCTTTGCTGCGGCTTTGTTTGTTGCACGTGCCATAATACTTAGTCCTTCTTGGTTGTGCATGTATACAGATAGAATAGAGCGCACGATATACTGTGCGATACTCTGGACATGCGAGTACAGACGGGCGAAACCACTTCGCTCGTCTTTGGTTGGTCTTATTCATTACTTCAAAGATCACAAGTACATCTGTATCTGTACTTGGTTTCTGATGCATCACTGCATTAGTACCTACAGTATACACCCAAGTAATACACTTGTCAATACCTAGTAACACCATGAGCGTTACTTGTATTACGCAAGTCTGTAACACAGTACAGCAAAGCAACGACCACAACTGTACGCGTGTACACTTGCACAAGTACTGCAAAGCTCACAGCGTGTTACTGGCCCAAAGTAGTATAGAGCGGATGCCGGCTCGCGCGCGTGCCTGTACACATGTACAGACCGATGCATGCATCATGCATACACTACCTGTGGTTGCAGCTCCCCCGGCAATTCCCAAAGGCCCCCTTGACAGCGCGCGGGCGAGCGCGGTGCGCGAGATCGAACTACCCACAGCACTCCCCCGTGTTTCAACAGGTGCACCCGTCTTTGCTACGGAGCACCGTGCCGTTACTTGTCTTTCGGTTGCGCTGTCGGTACTTCGTGATCAGGTACATCGAATTGCAGCGCCGTGCTACTGCCGTAACCGAGCGCAATGTTGGTGGCACGCACCGCCTCATCTCTGTCGTTGTTAGCACGTGCCAATTCCTCCTGGAGTTTCCGATTGTACTCTTCCTTGGTGACAGCCATGTTCATCTCCTGTTGGTGTACACATGTGCAGCGCGTCTGCCGGTCTGTGGGGCACCACGGTGCCCCGTAATGAAAAGGGTGCCGAACGCGTGCGGACACGTTGGCACCCATGAGACACTGCAACAAACTGCCTAACAGCAGTCGAGATCGGGACTACCACATGTTGTGGTCCTTGTCAAATCTGGCACAAGATAGTACGATCCTGGGTGTCGTGGGGAACGAGGCACCGATCGCAGACCTCAACCCCTTGATCTGCAACACTTTTCCGTATCACGTTCCTGTTTTGATCCACTCATTATATATGGGAGAGACACGCATGCCGCAGCTCACGTCCGTGATCGTGTACGATGTGAATGATGAAACCGCTGCTGATGCTGCAATCGATGCCATCTGTGGTGCAGTCGAAACCATCATGCTCGATGGCAGTGTGTCACAGGCAACCCTGACTGCTGATGATGGCACCATCACCAACCTGCTCGCAGATGAAGAAGTCACGTCTACCACTGCTGATCAACCAGCGTCGTCAGAGACGCAAGAGATATCTGTCAAAGAAGACACGGTTGCGGAGGACCCGAACATGGACCCTGAGCAATCGTTGCCAACTGGCCGAGAGTTCTGAATAGGAGACACGCACATGCCCTCATGGTCTGGCTTCTGGGATCACGTCAATGGTGCTCCCCATTCGTTGATTGACAGTAACGCAGCTCGTCGCAGGTTCCGCACCGCAATCGGTGACAGTGTACGCTCCCCATACAATCGCATCCTCCGTGCACTTGCCGGTGCTGCTGTCGGTGGCACTGCATCCGGTACGTACAACCGTGTCGCTGCACAACCCGACAAGGATGGGTTCGCAGTAGGTGGTTACCGCGGTGTCGAAGCTGAGGTCACCATCAACCGCGCCACTGTTGCTGCCGATCTTACCAATGTGCAGAAAGACTTGGACACGAAACTGTCACCCACATGGCCCGTGGACAAGTCTGGCAATGGTGGTGGTGGCAAGAACCCGGTCATCTAGGAGGGTGTGATGGCACGTGGTAATTACGATGAAACCATTCAAGGTGAGATGAAGAAACGCGGTAGCGCGCGTCTCGATAACCCTCATCGTGGTGGACAAGAGGAACGTGACGCAGCCGTGCGTCGTCTCAACATCAGACGCAGCGGACGCAACTCAACTGCGTACACACCTGGACCTGATCAGGGTGCACGTGGTCGCAATGCCAGCAAGGGTGGTGGAGGAGGTGGTCGCAAACCGAGTGGAGGTCGTGGTGTCCCTACACCTACACCGCGTCCACAGAACGAGAACTTCGATGATCCGTACGGGACAACTGGTCGTCCGATGCCAACTGGCAGACCAGAGGAACAGGATGGCACTCCGTGGTGGTTGATCCCACTACTCGCTGGTGCTTCTACAGGTGCAGGTGCGTACGCTGCACAACGGTTCCGCAAACGCCCACAGGAAGGTGAAGTGCTACCTCCTGAAGCGAACCCACGCAGAGCAGAGATCACTACACCGGGACGTGAACCACCCATCATCGAAGGTGAAGTGATACGTGATCCTGCACAGCTCGAACCTCCTGCCAGACAGTTGCCTGCACCGTCAACACCGATCGATGAGGTGATGCAACAGTCAGAGCCCGATCCCGCACGGTTCTACACTCCCGAAGAGATCGAGCAGATGCGCATGAAGAACGAACTCAATCGTTCGATGGCTGATCCATCAACCGGGACTGCAATGCCGCAGGAGAACCTGCCGTATCGCCCCGGCTTCCGCAACAAGGGTCCATACAGGGTGATCAAGTGATGGCTACCGCAGTTGACAAATCGGGCAACAGTCCCGCAACGCAGCAACCCGAACCACACGTGCTGACACCGAATGAGGTGTTGTCCACTGAGACGACATCCAAGATACGTCCCGGTTCACCGTCTGCCAACCCTGGATATGTGCCTGTACCATGAGTGATGAAACTTCCGTTCGCTGCATCCGTCTCGCGGACGGTACACTGATCGATCCACTGACGCGTCAGCCCGTCGGTAGCTCCACTCCTGACGAGGGCAGCCGGATCGATGACGATGGTGTTGGTGGTTCTGTAACAGACGTCCCCTCGTCTCCCAGCACCATCGTCCCTCTCACACGCAGATCACTGCTGGACTTGACGCTCAATCCCCAACAGATGGCAGTCGTCAACAACGTACTTGTGTACACACTGTGGGGCCTGCCTGACGATGAAATCGCGCTTCAATGTAACTGCACCGTTTCCGATGTGCACACAGTTCGCGACCTGCGCGAGTATCGGTCCATGCACGATTGCCTCATTGCTGGGGTGCGAGCAAGTTACACTGCAAGCGCGCATGGTGTTATATCCGAAAGCGCGGTGGCTGCCGCTCACGTGGTCGTGTCCAACCTGCGATCTGCAAGCAAACGTATGCAGTTCGACGCGGCGAAGGACATTCTTGACCGTTCAGGTCACCGACCAGCCGATCATGCAACCATCAATGTTGCACTGAACAGAGATAGTGATGACGCACTCGTCATTCGCGTGGTGCGTGACAGTGAGAAACCGAACATACCGGGCATGACTGTAAATGGGGCGTGAATACGTAATCGGTGAGGGCTCGATCCACGAGCAGTTCCTCGCATCTCGTGCAACCATCCAACTGTTCGGTGGTGGCTTCGGGAATGGGAAGACTGCTGCCATGTGCGTCAAGGCAATCCGTCTGATCGATGAGTACCCCGGTTGCAACGGTCTGATCGCACGCGCTACGTACCCGAAACTGCACGACACCATCCGCAAGGAGTTCAAGAAGTGGTGTCCGCCCAAACGGATCGCCGCATTCCCTGAGAGCAAGAACAGTGACAACACTGCCAAGTTCACCAATGGCAGCATGTGCAACTTCCGTTACATCGCACAGCAGGGCAAGTCACTGGAACAGTCCACATCCAACCAACTGTCCGCTACGTACGACTGGATCGTGGTCGATCAGGTAGAGGACCCTGAGATCACAGAGAAAGACTTCTACGATCTGCTCGGTCGTCTACGTGGCAACGCGATCTACCGTGGCTACGATCCTACAATGCCCAAGGCTGGACCGCAGTTCATGATGCTGTCGTGCAATCCCACTGCTGGTTGGGTGTACAAACGCATCGTGCGTCCACTGAAGATGTACCAAGAGCGGGGGATCATCACCGATGAACTCCTCTGTGAACGGGACCAACACCAACGTCCCATCCTGCGTGACGGAAAACCCGTCCTCATGGTCGAGCTGTACGAAGCTCCCACTCACGCCAACTACCGCAATCTGTCAGAGAAGTACATCCGAACGCTGGAGAGTACGTACAAGGGGCAGATGCGAGATCGTTACCTGCTCGGACAATGGGCAAGTTACGAAGGTCTGGTATATCCACAGTGGAACGACCTGACACACGTGATCAAACACGGTGACATGCTCAACTACCTGGATGATCTCGTGCAGTACCGCAGATACCGTCCCAATTGGGTGGAGGGTTACGACTTTGGTATCGCTGCACCGTCATGTTATCTGCTGGCGTTTGTTGATCCTGAGTATAAGTTGCACATTGTGGCTGGTTTCTATCGCAAAGAGTTCGATGTCAAGGATCAAGCTGCCAAGATCAACGAAATCCGTGCGCATTTCGGTGTTCCGGATGATCACATCTACGCGGACCCGTCCATCTTCCGTAGGTTCCGTGCAACCGCGGGCACAGTTGGCAAGTCCACACCCGATTTGCTGTGGGATTACGGCAAGATCAGAGTGCGCAGAGGAAACAACGACATCCTCAACGGCATCTTGAAGGTGCAATCGTACCTCGGAGTGCAGGCGCAGCTTCGCAATCCGTACACCACTGACACGAACTCACCGATGTTGTTCGTTTCTGACGAATTACAGTTCGTCGCTGAGGAAATGGCTGCGTACATGTGGAAGCGTGACAGCCATGACACTCCACAGGACGAGCCGAAGGACGAAAATGACCATGCATGCGACACGATCAAGTACATGTTGAGTGATGCACCCGAAATTGGTGACATCACGAAGGAACTTGACGAGGTTCCTGCATGGATGAAGTGGCACACTGTCGATCACGCAGAGGACACGCGTAGACCGCGCTATGGCTAAGAAGAAATCCGACCT